AGGTCGACGCTGTCGGTCTCCATGTGATCGCGGGTCTCGGGCACGCAATCGTTGTTCGCGACGGTCCACCCCTCGCCGGCTGCCTCGACGCGGTCGACGCCCATCGTCCGAGTGAGCTCAGCGGAGATAGCCGCGGGGTTCAGCCCGTACTCGCGGATGATGTCGGACATCGTCTCGGTGAGCCGGTCGTGCTCCTCCCACTTCGTGAGGAGTGAGTCTCGGATCTGGCCCTCGGTCTCGGCGTAGATCAGGTGCACCGTGCAGGGACGCGTCTGTCCGAAGCGCTGGATGCGGTGCACGGCCTGGATGGTGTCGTTGAACTTGTAGGTGACGCCGACGAAGATCGCCGTGTTCGAGCGCTGCAGGTTCATTCCCTGCCCGAGCTGAACGGGCTTGCCGATGAGCTCGGCCGTTTCACCGTCGCGCCATGCGTCGAGGCGACGCTCGGCCTCGTCGTCGGGGAGCGACCCGTGGACGCTGGAGAACGCGAGACCTTCGGCGCGGAGGGCTTTCTCGATCGCGTCCTGCTCGTCGTTCAGGTCGCACCACAGGATCACCGGATCGTCGGCGCCGTGCTCGGCGACGTGCGCGCGGACGAGTTCGACAGCCTGCGCGACGCGCTCGGACAGCGTGTCGCGCTTCTCCTTCGCCGCGGCCTTGAGCGACTTCGCGGCGCCCCGGACGAGCACAGCCTGTCCATCGCGATCGACCTCGTCCGACTGCACGCCTGTCTGCACCTCGTGCCAGACCACCGAGAGCTCAGGAAGGTCGTAGCCCTCATCGGAGTGGCCGAGATCCGACGGGCGCTGCACGAAGCACGCCCACGTGTTCAGCCAGAGCCAGAACTCGCGCTCCTTGTGCGGGTAGAGGGTGAGGTGGTTGGCCTGCGTGGAGTCGCGTTGGAAGAACCGGGTGAGAGCCTGCCCGGTATCCATGATGCCGAGGAAGCCGGCGTAGTGGATGAGCTCCTTGTGACGGTTCGGCGACGGCGTCGCGGTGGCGACGAAGCGGTAGGTGAGGGAGTCGAACAGGCCGAGGAACTCCTGGTACGTCTTCGACCCGAACGAGCGGAGCACGCTCGCCTCGTCGAGGCTGACGGCGTCGAACTGGGTGACATCAAGCTTCCCGTCGCGCACCGACTCGTAGTTCGTGACGTAGATCCCCGACCAGTGGGGGTCAAGGTCCGCCGTGCGACGGACGAAGCGGACTTCGATGTTCAGGAGGTTGCGGGCGTCGCGGATGAACTCACCGCGCACACCGAGGGGCGCGACGATGAGCGCGCGCCCCCCGGCTACCTCGGAGGCGGGGTGCGTGAGCACGAGCCGGAGCGCCTCGAGCTGCATGACGCTCTTCCCCAGGCCGAACTTCGCGAAAATCGCGCGTCGGCCCCCGCGGACCGCCCAACGGACGATGTCGCGCTGGTGCGGGAGGAGCGAGGGGTGGACGTCGACGTCGTTGACGTCGAAGCCGAACGTCCGGTCGAAGGCGACCTTCTCGCGGAGGAAGTCCTCGTACGTCGTGGTGCGCGGTTCCATGAAGTGGCGCAGGTCGATCATCGCGCTCATACGAGGGCCTCCTCGACGGTGGTGCGGGCAGTGATCCAGTCGACGCGGGGCGACGAGCTGGTGGAGGTGAGGCGGATGGTGTCGACGTGCAGGTCGAGCACCTTCCAGTTGCGGCCGTCGATGGGGACGACGTCGCCGCGGAGGATGCGGTTCTTCATCAGAAGGGCGTGTCCTCTCCGTACTGGCCCGGCGTGTTCCAGCCGTCGGCGGCCGGCGGGGTCGCTGCCCATCCGTCGGCGGCGGGCTGGGCCGCGGGCGCCGCGGGCGCGCCGCTGCCCTTCACAGCGCGCGACACCTGAGCGGTGGCGTATCGGAGCGAGGGACCGATCTCGTCGATCTCCAGCTCGATCGAGGTGCGCTTCTCGCCCTCCTTCGTCTCGAACGATCGCTGGCGGAGGCGGCCCTGCGCGACGACGCGGGTTCCCTTCGTGAGCGAGCCTGCGATGTGCTCGGCGAACTCGCGCCAGGCTGAGGCGCGGAGGAACAGCGCTTCGCCGTCCTTCCACTCGCCGGAGGCGCGGTCGAATGAGCGCGGCGTCGAAGCGATCGTGAAGTTCACGACGGCGAGGCCATTCTGCGTGTACCGCAGTTCGGGGTCAGCGGTCACGTTGCCGACGACGGTGATGATGGTTTCTCCGGCCATGGTCAGATGGCTCCGTTCTTGGTCAGGTAGCTCTCGGCGGCGAGCACGCGGTTGTAGTCGCCGGGGTCGCGGTCGCCCGCGGAGGTGTCGGGGTGGGTGCGGAACTTCGCGAGCCGCACGAGCCGAGCGTTCGTCCCGCCCTTGCCGTCTCCGCCCGTGACGCCGGTGAGGAACTCGATGGCGGCGGCGGTGCTGGAGAACGCCTCGGTCGCAATCGCGGACGACTCGAGCGCGAGGAAGCCGGCGTACTGCTGCCGCTCGCCCGTGCACCCATAGCGAGCGACGGCGCGGAGGTTCTCCAGCGTGAGCGCGATCGCGCGAAGGTTCTCCTGCTGTGAGGAGAAGCTGTCGCCGACGTACTCGTAGGTGCGGCCGTCGGACACAAAGGTGAGCACCACGCCCGGGCCGAGCACGGTCGCGTTCAGACGGGGTCGCCCGTCGCGCCGGAACTGCTCTGCAGCGACCTGCACGTACAGAGTGCGGTCCGTCGCATCGAGCTCGTCGAGCTCACGTCTCAAGAGATGGTGGGTCGCCGTGGCGCTCGCCTTGAACTGGCTCTGGCGCGTCTGCGAATAGGGGCGCAGCTCTCCGTGCCAGTGATCCGCGGAGACAACGGCGACGTCGAGGTACTGGGGAAGGTCGAGGAGACTCATGCCGCCCACCGGACCTTCTCGAGCGCCGTGAGGTTCGCGGCGGGAATCGACAGCTCGATCGGGTGGTCGTAGTGGCGGGCCAGCATGGCGAGGATCACGACAGCGTCGGCCTCGTTGTTGTTGCTGATCTCTGCGTCGGGATAGCGTCGGGCCGCGGCGAGCATGACCTCGTCCTTGCTCGCGTTGCCCTTCCCGGTCGCGTACTTCGCCCGCTGAGACGGGGTGATGACGGCGAAGCTGTTGCCCGCCGCGAGGGCGGCGAGCACGAGCCACCAGGAGCCGAACGTCTTGTCGAGCGACGACGACTTCGAGTGCATCGAGAGTCCCTCGATCGCGAAGCGTGTCTCGGGTGTCGGCTTGGTGATCTCGACGATGTCGCGCGCGATCCGCTCGCATCGCGCGAGGAAGCCATCGATGGTGCCGTCGTCCGGCCGCGACTTCACGGTGTGGACGGTGAGTCGTTCGCCGTCCCACACGGCGATGCCGGTGGCGGTGAGCGAGAGGTCGATGCCGACGTAGTCGGCGGTATTCTGCTGGTTCACTGGGTTCCCTTCCGGTGATAGAGGGTGGGGAGGCGGCGCAATCGCCTCCCCACCCGGTTCTGATTACGGGCGGCCGTAGAAGATCGGCACGTCGCCGATTCCGTCGTGCACCCGCGTTTCCGTCTGCGACGCGGAGTCGACCGTGGTCTTGCCCTCACGGATCTCCGTGACGATGTCCGCGAAGGCGGACTCGAGGATGTTCTCCGGCCGTTCGAGCGCGTAGCCGAGCCGGAGCCCGTCGGCGCCCGCGCGGTAGCGGAACTGCGCGAACACGAAGTAGATCGGGCCACCGATGTACGGACGCAGCGCGAGCTTGAGCTGCTTCGGGACCTCGATCGATCCCTTCTGCCCGGCGCGCGCGTTGACGGTCTCGGTGTACTCGAACTTCACCTCGCCGCTGTCGAGGCGGATCGCCGAGCCGAAGTCGGCCTTCTGCTTCGCCTCGAACGTCGTCGCGATCTCGATGAGCCGGGCGTGGTCGGGGTCCTGGACGTCGAGCGCCCGATCCTCGATGAACTCGGCGAACTCGTGCTGCGAGAACCACCCGCGGGGGTTGGAACCCAGGTCGTTCGCGGTCCACGCGAGCCATGCCTTCGAGTGCTCGAGAGACAGGGTCAGCTTGTGCTTCTCCCATCCCGCGTAGCCCTCGCCAGCGTCGTGAGAATCGAGGACGCCGCAGACAGTCGACCGGGGGGTGTCCGCGTAGACCTCGGTGCCGGCGCTCTTGTGCCGGTTCACGTAGTCGACGAACGACTTCGCGTCGATGACCGTGCGGGCGCCTGTCTTCCGGAGCGGCGCGACGTCGTACGGCGTCGTGTCGAGGATCTTGACCCCGCCGGCCCCGTCGGGCACGGAGTAGAGCATGCCCGGCTCGAGGTCATGGGGCTCGGCCCCCTGGACGGCGATGTTGGCGACTGCTGCCGCCTCCGTCTCGGGCGAGCTGATGAGTTCTGCTTCGTAGGCGGTCATGCGTTCGGTGCCTCCTTGATCTCCCCGGTGGCGGGGTCGGCGTGCTGAGGTGCGTCACGGATGTCCTCGTCGAAGAGGGGCATCGCGGACGGGTCGGTCCGCTGGAGTCGGTCCCCTTCGCCGATGTAGGCGATGGAGCCCTCACGGTTCTTTTCGGGGAACTTCTTCGCGATCTTGTCGTTGACGATCACGGCGGTTCCGCCGCCGTCGACGAGCTTCACGTCGAAGCGGACGGTGAGAGATCCGGCCTTGCCGGTCTCCTTGACGGCGGCGATGAGCTTCGTCAGCTCCTCGGCGAGTTCCACGTCGGTCTTCGGTCGAATCGACGCGAGGACCGCAGCGAAGCTCGGACGGTCGCCCTTGCTGCTGTTCATCTGATTTCCCTTCCATCCGCCCGCGGTGGGCGGAAGCTTCGTGTCGAGCGCGCGCATCAGCTACGCCACTCGACGGCGCGCGAGAACTCGCCCTGCCAGGCGAGGTTGATCTCGCCGGTCTGCCCGTGCCGGTTCTTCGCGATGTCGAGCACGAGCGACTGATTCGGGTACTCGCCCTCCTTGCGGAGCAGGATGACGACGTCGGCGTCCTGCTCGATCGCGCCGGACTCGCGGAGGTCGGCGAGCATGGGCTTCTTGTTCGCCCGAGACTCCGACTCGCGGTTGAGCTGCGACAGCGCGATGACGGGCACGTGCATGTCCTTCGCGAGGATCTTGAGCTGCCGGGAGAACTCGGACACCTGAACGTGACGGTCCTGCTTCGACCGCGAGGTCATGAGCTGCAGGTAGTCCACGACGACGCCCGACAGACGCCCGTGGCGCGAGACGGTCCGCGCGAAAGTCCTGATGTCGCCGGGCGTCACTCCTGCGCGGTCATCGATCGCGATGTTGAGCGCCTCGAGCTTCTCCCGGCCGCCAGCGAGCACGTTCCAATCGAGGTCCGTCATCCGCGCGTCCTTGATCTTCCCGACCATGATCTGAAGACGCTCCGAGATCAGGCGCGAGACGAGCTCGACGTCGCTCATCTCCAGGCTGGAGAACGACACGAGACCCTCCTCAGCGAGACGCGCGGCGATCTGCGCGGCGAGCACCGTCTTCCCGACGCCGGGGCGCGCTGCGATCACGACGACGGTTCCCGGGCGGAAGCCGCCGATGTACGCGTCGAGCGAGGGCCACGGCGACGTGACGAACGTGCTGCCCGAGGTCATGGCCTCGATCACGTCGGGGAGAACGTGTCGGACGAAGCGGACCTGTGACTTCTGCTGCCCGACCGCCTCGTCGACGAGCGCGCGTGCGCGGTCGGTCATCTCGGTCGCACTCAGCTCGGGGTCCATGCCGGCGAGCGTCGCGCCCACCGTCGCGAGGCGACGCCGGAGTGCGTTCTTCGCGACGATCTCGGCGTACAGGTCCACAGCCGGCGCGAAGTGCGTGTGAACGATCAGCGAGGAGATGAAGGCGACGTGCTTCGGGTGCTGGTCGGACAGGGTGATGATGTCGACGCTGTTCCCGCGATCATGCATCGCCCGCATGCCGTCGAAGATCTCGCCGCGCACGGGCTCGTAGAAGTCGTCGCCCACGAGTGCGATGTCGTCCAGGCAGCGACCGTTCGTCGCGAGGACGGCTCCGAGCACGCCGAGCTCGGCGTCTGCGATGGTGGTGTCGATCATGAGGCGACCCCTCGCCGTAGCAGCGCCTCGGCGCGCTCTTCCTGTTCGCGCCGGAAGTCCTCGATCGACATGCCGCCGGGGCCGCCGACGCGCGGAGCCGTCGAGGTGGTTACCGGCGCGGGCTTCGCCTTGTTGAGCCACGTCGTGAAGGCGGCGTTCCAGTTGACCGCGTGCCGGTCGTGCGTCTCCGCATGGAGGCGGAACGCTTCCGACTCGCCGACGAGGTCGAGGTGACGCTCTCGTGCTCGCTCGATGTGAGCAGCGGTCGGGGCCCAGTCCTTCGAGATGCGTGTCGATCGACCTTTCGGCTTCGTCGCATCGCCAGGAAGCGAAGCTTCCGTAGATGTAGATGTAGCTGTAGCTGTGGGGGACCCGGTCCCCGACCCCACCAGAGAGGGGGTCCGGGAGGGGGTGTCGGAGGGGGTCGGCATGGGGGTGTGCGTGGCGGTGCCGAGCAGTGTGCGGAGGTGGGTCGACGACCACGGGTCGATGAGGCTGCCGCCCTTCGCCGATACGAACCCGTGCGGGTTCTCGGCGCGAAGACGCAGGGTCTCCTCGGCGATCGCCGTGCGGAGCTCAGGGGCCGCGACGGCCGCGAAGTCGAGGCCGACTGACTTCCAGAGGTTCGGGTTCTTGAGGAGCCCGTCATGGCGGAGGAACGACCGGATGAGGATCTCCTCGGTCTCGTCGCTCACGACGACGAACCGACCGCCCGCGAGCTCGTCGGCGTAGCGCTCGACGGAGTCCTTCGAGAGTCCCCGGCCCAGCTTGGCGATGCGGACGGGCCTCCAGTCGGCGATGCCGACATAGCTGAGCGAGGGCGCCGAAAGCAGGTACAGGTACAGCCACTGCGCGCCCGGGGTGAGGCTGCGCCAGTGAGAGTCGGCCCACAGGTCGGTTCGGATGTTGGCTCGATCACGGGTCAAGGGGCTCACCTCCTGGGAGCGGGGTTCGGGTGCCGTCGGCGTTGAGACGCCACCAGCGGCGGTCGTAGGACTGGAGTGGGATGTTGAGGGGGTCGTCGTGCTGTCGAATGAGGAAGCCCGACTCGAACGCCTCGAGCCGGTTCTTCTCGACGTGGCCGTGGCATTCGGTCGTTCCGGTGCCGCACATGAGCACGAGGTTCTGCGGTTCATTGGCGTCGGGGCGGCGGCTGCCTCCCATGCCGCGAGGGCGGCGGTGTTGCAGCGAGGTCACGTCGACATCGCGTCGGAGGAGCCGACCGCACCACTGGCACCGGTTCTCGTCGCGTTCCCAGACGATCGCCCGGGTAGCCTCGGCAACGCCGGCGCTCACGCTGTCGGCTCCATGGTGGTGAGTCGGGCGACCGCGAAGTCCCATGCCTCGGCGCACGTGTCGAAGTCGTGCTCCTCGGTATCGCACGATGCGTACCAGCGGCCGTCGCGCTGCGAGATCTTCCACCTCATCGACCGATCCCTCCGGCCTGGTAGGCGGCGGTCACGGACTTGTTCAGGTTCATGTAGCCGTAGAGCTTCGACTTGAGCGCGTCGGCGAGGACCTCGGCGTAGCGGAGCTGCTCCTTCGCGAGGTTCAGCGCGTGCAGCTCCTCCTTCGTCTTCGTCATCGCGATGCGCTTCGCCATCTGCGGGCCGTACTCGACGTTCTGCGCCATCCAGTCGGAGAGCTTCCCCTCGTACTTCTCCTCGGCGCGGTGCACGCCCTCATAGAGGCGCACGATGACGCCGGCGGAGCGCTCGACGCGGTCGGAGAGGATCTGGATGAGCTGTTCGAGCTCGACCGGGTTGAGCGGCTGATACTCGATCAGCTCGTGCGGCGTCATGAGTGCGACGACGCGCTCCTCGGCCTCGGACAGGACCAGTTCCCCGGTGGTCGGGTCGACGATGTCGGTCACGACTGGTTCCAGGGGAGCTGCTGGGCGTCGAACTCAGCGCGCGACGCGGCCTCGTACTCCTCCTCGGTCATGTCCCGGTCCTCGGGCTGCGCGGGCTCGACGTCGCCCTCGAGTACTTCTTCCGTGGTGTCGGGCACAGGGGCGGGCTCTGTAGCCGCAGCGGCGACGGGAGGCTCGGTCAGCACGCGGCCGAGCCTCCCCAGCTTCGTGAGGATCGCGGTGCGGAGGTCGTCGGTCATGTCGGCCGCCGCGCGATCGCGGATGTCGACGACGGCTTCGCGGGTGGTTGCGGCATCGATCTGCGCCTTCCAGTCGACGGCCGGGGCGGCTGCGGTCGGCTCCTCAGGCGTCGCGACGACCTCGCCGTCGGCATCGACCGTCGCGCCGAGCTCCTCCGGGGTCAGGTGCATGCCGAGCAGGACGTCCTCGAAACCGGCGCTGGCAACGTCGCCGAGAGCGCGCCAGCGGCACATGCGTGCGGTGTACGCCTCCCACGGCTTGATGCCCCCCTTGTCGGACCGAGCGCGCGCCACCCAGACCCCGTCGGCACCCTGCGAGTACGAGTCGAGGAGGCCCGCGCGGACAGCGTCGATCGGTCGCCAGGTGTATACGTAGGGGTACTCCGGGTCGTCCTTCCGGATGCCCGTCACGGTGACCGCGAGATCGCCCCCCTCGACCGTTCCGGTCTGCTGGATGCGGAGGGTGTGGCCCGCGTCACGGATGAGCGCCGACATGAGCGCCGGCTTGAGCGTCGGGTTTCCCTCGATCACGTCGATGCCCTGGAGAGCCGCCATAGGGTGCAGGCCGAGCATGAGGCCTGTCTCCACGAGAAGGAGCACCTTCCCGGGGCTGGGGCGGTTCTCCATGATGCTCCGCTGTTCGTTCCAGATGGGAGCCCACAAGCTCTTCGGAAGGAGGTCTCCGGCGGCGGCGATCGTCTGCGCGTACTGGCGCTTCTCGTCGAGTGAGGCGCCGGTGTAGACGGCGAGATCGGTGCTCATGATGCGAACAGTTCCTTTTCGGCTTCGAGGGCGACGCGGAGCATCGCGAGGAGGGGGACAGCGATCGGCATGATCGCGGCGGTGACTTCGCGGATCTTCGGGTGATCGCGGGGGACGGTGAGGTGCTTCGGCTCGTCGGTGCGCATCTCGTCGTTGACGATTTCGGCCCAGATGAACTCGCAGTACTCGGCCTCCGGAATCGCGACGAACTGCCACGCGAGCTGGCGCCACTCGCCGAGCGACGGCCCGGCCACGACCTTGTTGTGCTTGGCCTTGCACTCGGCGAGCACGACGCGGCCGTCGACGATGTCGATGCCGTCAGGAGTGGCCGCGAAGCCGCGCTCGGAGGGGGAGTGGATCAGTCGGGTGTTGCCCGCGATGCCCGCCCATGCGAGCATCATCGGCTCCCACCTGTGGCCCGACACGGTGTAGTCGTTGCCGTGGAAGCTCGACGGTGCGAGCTTCGCGGCGAGGTAGCTGTCGAGCGAAGTGAGCTTCGCGAGCTTCGCGGCGTCGGAAGCTCCGATGACGGCGAGTCGGCGAGCGGCGAGCCATGAGGCGCGGTCGGTCCCATCGTCGAGCGTGCGGGCGAAGATCGGCTCGAGGGCGCTCATACGATCGCTCCGTCGCGGACTGTGAAGCCGACCTCACCGGTCTCGTCGACGCGCTCGATGAGGACGAGGTAGTCGCGCTCTGCGGCGACGCGTTCGATGTAGGCGAGGCTGTCGGAGTCGAGTAGGCTGCCGTTCCGGATCTGCACGATGCGAAGCTCCGGCATCGCGGAGGTCATCAGGTCGAACGCGACCTTCACCTTGTCGGCGGAGTTCACCTGCCGGAACGGGACGCCGTGAACGAGCACGCCCTCGTCGTCGACGGACAGGCCCTCGAACGGGAAGGTTGCGCTCGCGAGGCCCTCGGCCTTCGTGCGGTCGATCTCGTCGAGTTCCGTCGAGAGTCGCGTCGCGGTGGCGATCGTCGTCTGCAGTTCTTCGTCGACTGCGCGCCAGGTCTGTGCCGAGCGCACCGCCTGGTTCGTCTGCTCGATTGAGCCGAGCTGGGTTTCGAGGTCGGCGACGTCGACGGCCGGGGGGATGGTCTCCATCGCCTGAGCCCCGGCCTCACGCTGCGCGCGGAGCGTCGTCAGGCGCTCTTCGAGGTCGGAGATTTCCTGGTCGAGTCGGGCGAGGTACCGCTCGCCCGACTCGCGCTGCTGGTTGAGGATGCGCGCATTCGAGATCTTCTCGATGAGCGCAGCCGCGGAGAGCTCCTCGGTGGGGATGTTGGGGTCCGGGGTCGGCATGGAGGCGAGGTGAGCGGTGAGCCGCTTTACCTCACGGTTCGCGTCGGTGCGCCCGTCGTAGACGCGCTTCCGTCGGGCCGTCAGCTCGTCCAGGTCGAAGGGCAACTCGACGCGGGCGAGGATCTCCTCGCGCTGCTTCTTGTCGTCGAGGCGCGCGAACTCCTCGGGGTCGAAGGGCACTGCGCCGACGAGCTCGCGGATGAAAGTCGCCGGCGTCGAGTACACCGCGCCGTCGTGCGCCTTGACCGTGAGCGAGCCGCCGTCGTTTCGCGTCCACACGCGAGTCGCGACCCACTCGTCGGTAGTGATCGACGCCTCAGCGCGGCTCTCGCCGTCGCGGATCGGGCGGCTCGTGAGCTTCGTGCCCTTCGGGTCGATGATCTCGGCGATCGCATCGATGAAGGACGACTTGCCTTCGCCGTTCTTGCCGCCGATGACGACGACATTGCCGGTCGGGTGGAGTTCGATCTCCCGGACGCCCTTGTAGTTGCGGGCGGAGAGACCAGTGATTCGGGTGCTCATGAAGCGTTTCCCTTCGTCATGAGTGAGTGGTCGCCGCGAGCGCGACGACGAGAGGGTGAGGTAGGGGTCAGCGGCGGTCGAGGTCGTGGACCGCGCGTCTGTGCGCGATGTAGTCGCGCCGCTCCTGAGCGAGCCACGCGCGGCCGACCGCGGTCGCGATGAGGGCCGCGGCGAGAATGAGGCCGAGGAGGAGCAGGCCGTTGAATCCGCGCGAGCCGGTGACGACGTACAGGATCGCGAGCACGATGGCCGGCGCGGCGACGATGAGCGCGCGGCCCATCAGAGGTCACTCCAGAAGGCCGGGTCCTCGTCGAGTTCGAGACCCTCCGGCGCGTCCTCGTCGTGGACGAATCCACACTCGGGGCACTTCCAGGTCGATGATGTCCGGTCGGCCACCATCTCGACGCTGCCGTCGAATGTGCAGCGTTCGTCAGAGTCGTCTCGGAGCTCGTCGCAGGCGCGGTGGTCCTCGACAAGGGCGATGGTCATGGTCACGACGGACGCTCCTCGGCGACTCGCCAGACGACGACGTCCCGGTCGTAGGGGCTTCGGACGAGTTCTCCGGTCTCCTCGACCTGTCCCGCCTTGTGCAGCTCGCTGAGTCGCTTCGCGATGCCATCCGGCTTCACGGAGGGCCAACCGTTCGCGACGCGCAGGTTGAAGTACGCCGTGGTGAGCTTGAAGGTCGGGCGGGGCTCCTCGGCGAGGAGCTGCAAGACGGCCCGCTTCACGCGGGCGCGGTCGCTGGGGTTCAATCGAGCGGCAGCCAGGTGCGATGAGATCGGGTCGCTCCGGTGAGCCAGTTCCCTGTTCTGATTGGTGTCAGTCATGCCGCGGACCGCTCTCCCGCATCGGCGCGAGCGGTCCGCGCTTCCTCGATAAGTCGCTCTTCCTCGATTCGGATGGCTGCATCGACGAGGACGAGTGCGGCGCCCCTAAGGCATTCCTCCCGAGAGCGCGCGCCCATCAGGCGGCCCTCTCTTCGGTCCGGGACGCGGTCGCGGACGGCTCCTCGACGACATCGAACGCCTCACCGAGACCGAGGCCGAAGGCGAGGCAGAAGCCTGCCATGAATGCCGCGGAGGGCGGGGTGCCAGCATCGATCCGGCGGAGGGTGATCCGGTTCACTCCGATGAGGCGAGCCTGGGCCTCTTCGGACCCGATCTTGCGGGTCTCGCGGAGCCTTTCGAGCAACCCCGGTTTGATCCTGATAGCGGCTGTCATGTGTCGCCTCCCTTGTTGCAACTTTGCTTTACGGTGATGCAAGTGTGCCACACGATTGGGGGGTTGTTAAGCGACATTGCATCACTTGTTGCAAAGTTGTGTCAGCCTGTCGCGTGAATGATGCGATGCAGACTTGACGTTGTTGCATAAATGCAACAAGCTGTCTTCCGTGAACAACGACCTAGAGACGTACTTCCAGAGCGCCACGGGCGAGAGGAGCACGCGCGCGATGGCGCAGCGTGCAGGCCTCACGCAGTCGACCGTGAGCCGTCAGCTCCGAGGCGAGAACGCCCTCACCGTGCAGACCGTCGTCGCGCTGTGCCGTGCCTACTCGCTCAACTACGCCGACGTGTTCGTCGAGGTCGGATTCCTCACCGAGGAGGAGGCGAAGAACTTCAGTGGTCCCGCTCGCCTCGCCGACGTGCCCGAGCAGGATCTCCTCGTCGAGATGCTCCGACGCGTGAACGAGGGCACCGCGTCACGCGCCGCGACCACTCCGCTCGACGAGGGCGTTCTCGACGATGTCCTACGTTCCGTGGAAGATGCTCGCGAGAACGGAAAGCAATCTGACTACGGCACGGCCGCCAACGGGCGCCCCGACCGTACCCCGGGGGAACTTGAGAGTGATGACACCGACCGGTCGGGACTATGACCCGTACGAGCACGCCGCCATGCTGGGAATCAACGTCGTGCACCGCCGGCTTCGCACCGCGAACGGACTCTGGGTTCCAGAGATCCGGACCGTCTTCCTCCAGCACCGGATGCGCTCGATCCACGAACGCTCAGTTCTGACTCACGAGCTCGGACACGTCTGCATGGGCCACCGCGAGTCGAACCCGAAGTATGAGATGCAGGCGGACCGCTGGGCCGCCGAGCACCTCATCCACCCCCACGAACTCCGTGAGGCCGCCGCCGTCACCGACGATGTCGGAGCGTGGTGTCACGACCTCAACGTCTCCGCCGACATCCTCGAGCGGTATCTCCTCGACCACAGGGCATCATGAAACCCGTCTCACGCGCCGCCACGGCCCCGCTGCGCGCCGTTCTCTACCTCCGGCAGTCCACGTACCGCGAAGAGTCAATCTCGCTCGAACTGCAGGAGGCTGCGGGTCGCGCGCATGCCGAGAAGCACGGCTACGTCGTCGTCGACGTCCTCGCCGACCCCGGCATCAGCGGGCGAACCTGGAAGCGGCCCGCGGTGCAGCGCGTCATGGAGATGCTGGAAGGGGGAGAAGCCGAGGTCGTCGTCCTGTGGCGTTGGTCGCGGCTCTCGCGATCCCGGAAGGACTGGGCGCTCGCGGCGGATCGGGCTGACCTTGCTGGCGGCCGCATCGAGTCAGCGACGGAGCCGAACGACCCGACTGCCGCCGGCCGCTTCGCACGAGGCGTCATGACCGAGCTTGCCGCCTTCGAATCCGAGCGCATCGGTGAGCAGTGGAAGGAAGCGCACGATCGCCGGCGCCGCAACGGACTCCCCGGGGACGGGCATCCCCGATTCGGTTACGAGCGCCAGGACGACGGGACCTACACGCCGGACCCGGTCACGAGCGGCGTGCTCGCGCGCATGTATCGCGACTACCTCTCCGGCCGCGGGTTCATGGGGATCGCGCGCGATCTGAACGCCGAGGGGTTCACGACGAGCCGCGGTGTGGAGTGGTCCTCGAAGACGGTTCTCGGTGTCCTGGATGCGGGGTTCGGCGCAGGGATGATCGTCCACCGCCCTGGCCGTGTGTCGAAGCGCCCTGATCGCGTGATCTACCACCCGGGCGCGCACGAAGCGGTCATCACCCCCGACGAGTGGCAGAAGTACCTCGCCCGCCGAGCGGAAGCCGTCACGGGGCAGAGATACACCGAGCCGAAGTACATGCTCACGAGCCTGATCGTTTGCGGGGACTGCGGCTCACCGATGCACGTCGACGGTTCCGGCAAGCACGACGACTACCGATGCTCCCGACGCGACCGGGGGCCGTCGCATCGTCCAATGGCCATCCGTCGACGGCTCGTCGAAGAAGCCGTCCGCGCTGAGATTGCGGATCTCGCCGGCGACGTCGAGTCGATCGCGCGGGCCGAGCTGTCGCTGCGCGAGCGCCGCGTCCGCGCCATCAACGGTCAGGCTGCTATCGACGCGCGCCTCAAGAAGCTCGACGAGCGCATGGCCCGCCTGACGCTGCGGTGGGTCGACGGAGATCTGCCTGAGTCTGCCTACAACGCGACCGTGGCGCAGCTCGACCGCGAGCGGACCTCGCTTGCGTCACGACGCGCTGTCCAGGAGGAGGACTCCCGCATCGAGCTCGACGTCCGCCGGATCGCAATCCGACTCGACGAACTCTGGGAAGCGATGACCACGACCGAGCGGAACAGCATGCTTCGGCAGGTGATAGCTCGTGTCGTCATCGTGCCGCCGACGCGGCCGGGCACCGGCGTCTCCCGAGATCGCGTGCAGATTCGGTGGGCGTGGGAGACCGGGGACTCGGAGTAACCACGCACGTGGTGCTCTCGAAACCCCGGCCTCCCCAGACGGGGCACAGACCGGACGTCAGGATGTCCGTTAACGTACTGCTCATGCGCTATCTCGTCGTTGCTCTGTCCGTCGTCTTCCTGCTCGCCGGATGCTCCAGCGCACCCGAGGAGAATGACGCTGATGCGCCCACCGAGTACGGCACGATCGAGGAGCTTCGTGACGCAGCCGTCGACGCAGGACTCGACTGCGACGACTGGGAAGAGGGAACCGCCGACGGTAACTGGGCGCAGTACGGAACGTGCGGTTCAGACACGACGCTCGCGACCTACACGAGCGAGTCCCAGCGCGACGACGACGTCGACGGCGCGAAGGAACGCGCGCTCGGCGGGGAGCTGCTCGTCGGACCCAACTGGACGGTCCGAGCGGACGACGTCGCCGACCTCCAGACCGAACTCGGTGGCACGGTCGTCACGCTGGGCTAATCACGCGACCTGTCGCCGTGCCCGTCGGTTCGCGAGCTGCGGGAACTTCGCGACCGCCTCCGGCTCTTGCAGGCGGGAACCGACGATCTGGTAGTAGCGTGCTGGGCTGATTCCCCACCGCTCGCGAATGCGGTCCTCCTTCGCCGTCGTGTGTCGGGGGGTGCGGTCCTCGAAGGTCAGGATCTCGAGGTCTCGGTCAGTCAGCATCGCCGTCGACGATGCCGTGAACCACTGACATCGGCCGCCGTGGTTACCCTGGAACGCATGAAGGTCATCGCCCACATCCGCCCCACCGAAGTCCGCGAGATCGAAGCGGAAGGCGACGACTACAACGCGGCGCGGGCTGCGGCGATCGAGCAGATCCCCAAGGGCTGGCAGCTGCTCTCGATCACGACGGTTCGGTAGGCGCCGCGAGCGCCGACACATCTACACCGAGGGCGTCCGCGAAGAGCGCGAGCTCGTTCAGGTTCAGCGGACGCCTCCCGCTGAACGCACGAGCGAGCCGAGTCCTCGAGATCCCCGTTCGCTCCGTGAGGTCGCGCCACGTCAGACCCTGGCGCCGCGCTTCCTCGCGCACCCTGCCGACGACCGTGAGACCAATCGCGGCGGCGGCTCCGGGCTGCGTTTCCATGCGCTGAGAGTACGGCGACCGACCTGTGGCCCGCTCAAGCCCTGTGGATTGTCAGAGGCGTCGTCATACACTCGATGCTGCGCGGGCCGGCGCGCTCCCCTAGAGAGGAGCACCCGTGTCCGGCGTACCGAAGCCCATCCGCATCTCCCGCGTCGAGTGGGTGTGCATGCGGAACGACCCCGTCTTCCCGAAGGCGATGATCCGGCTCGTCGTGGTGACGCCTCCGAACGGCGGCGACCAGGTGCAGAAGTACCGCGTGGTCTCCTGGGCGCTCGACTCGATCGATCGGAAGCTGCTCGGTTACTTCGACGAGCTCCACCTCGCGAATCAGTCGGTGCTCTACGACGTCCCCGACCCGGAGTCGATCGTGAAGGGACAGGCGGCCTTCGGGATGTACCAGGCGGCCGTCGGCCCGCGACCGCGGCGGATAGACGAGCCGGTGCACGACGAAAAGGCCCCCTCGCTGCCGGATCGGTAGCGAGGGGGCCCCTCCGTTTCGTTGCTCGATGGTCACTGGACGGGCGTGACCTCCGTCTCGACGGTGCCAGCGCGGTTGTAGACGGTCAAGGGTGTCTCCATGATGCCGTCCGCCCACACGGCGCGCGGGATCGTGTTGCCGAAGACCCCGTAGAAGGTCCTCATGATGTTCGTCGCCCCGTCCGGGCCGACGCGGACAGCCTGCCATCGGAAGTCGATGCCGCCCGGTCCGCGGTCCGTGAACCGCATCCGGGAATAGCCTCCCCAGTCAGCTTCTGGCTGGGCGGCGGTGCGGAGTGACTCGTTGCCGATGTTCCACGCGCCGGCCGTCGCCCCGTCGCCATCGTCGCTCGATCGGTTGAACCCCGACATGTTCAACGACGGGATGCCCTTGAATCGGAACTCCGACGACGCCATCCGGACCGAGTTCGTCGCAACGCCCGAGTCCGCCTGCATCGAGTGCGAGTCGCCGCCGATCAGGACCATGCGCCGCTTGAGGCTCGGGCGCGCGTTGATGAACGCCTCGAGCTCGGCCGACTCCTCGGGAAAGCTGTTCCACCGCCCGTTCGCGTGGTTCCGTGTCGTCCACTGTGTGAACCACACCACCATCGGCTCCGTCGAGGCGTCGAGGGTGTCCTTGAACCATTGCTTCTGTGCGGCGCCGAGGAACGTCCGCGGCGCGGGGTCGCCGTCGCCGTCGTCGCGAACGGCCCACCCGTCGGTCTGGATGAACCGCACCCGGCCGGCTACCCACGTCCGCCCGAGGGTGAGGGGCGTCGCCCAGCCGATGTCGCCGGCCATCTTCCGCCACTCACTGATCGTCGCGGGGTCCGTCTCACCGAGGTTGAGTCCAGTCCCGGTGCCCGTCGGGTTCGTGATGATCCTGTCGTGGTTGTCCGGCGTCCAGTTGATCGGCACCGTTTCGAGCAGGTCGGCGAACCGCGGCGCGGTCAGCGAGGACTCCATAGCGGCGCGCCATGCGGCAGCGGTCGTCGCGTCGCCGTAGTGAAGGTCGCCCATGTGCGCGAGGAACACGGGTGATTCTTCGCGGATACGGTCCCACACTGGGTGGTTGGACCCGGTGAACTGACACGAGCCCGCGATCGCCACGAACGACCCCGATGTCGGGAGGGTCCGAACATCGAGGGCGACGTCGGTCTGGCGCGTGCCGTCGACGTCGAACTCCACCGAGTAGGCGGTTGCCGGGGCGACCCCGGTGAACTGAGCGTGACCCCACCCCGACGTGCTGTCGTTCGTGACGGTCTCGCGGTCGAGCTCCGTCGTTCCCGCGGCGTTCAGGAGAATCGCGGTGACAGTGGTCCCCCCGAGCTTGTCGACGCCAATGGTGAGCCGGTCAGATGAAGGACCGATCGCGAGATGCGCGCCGATCTGACCTGTCGATGGAGCGGCCGCTGCGGCGGCCGGCGGAATGCCGACCTGGAGTCCCGCGCCGTTCGCGACTCCCGTCCCGCTGTACGTGATCGAGTGAGCGCCTGTTGCGCCAGCGGACGCCATCGCCTTCCGCCACGTCGTTACTTCCTCGATGTTCGCATCGGCGGTGCGCTGCGCCGCGAGCGTGAACCCCGCGTTTGCGGTGACCGTATAGCTGTTGACGGAGGTCGTCGCCTCGCCCGTGAAGCCGAGCGCGAGCCATTCGCCGCTCGTCGTCGTGATCGACGGCATGGTGATGATGTTGACGGCCCCGCCATTGTCGGCGCGTCGCCACACGGGCCCGACGATGAGGTCGGTCGGATCGTCGACACCGTGTGCACCGATGGAGGACACGGTGAACACGGCGTTCGACGCACCGTTGCGGGTGAGGGTGTAGACGCTCGCCGCGTCGGCGGGGTTGTAGGTGCGGACGAACAGGAACGCGCGCCGCGTCCCCAAGATGATGTCCGCGAGCCGCGTCCACCCCTTCGTCGCGTCGTCCGTGACGTTGGTCGAGTTCGACGACTGCTGCACCCACGCGAAGAGGAGATCGCCGGCGGCGCGCTCCGACGGCAGGGTGAGAGGCACCGTCTCGAGTCCGGAGTTCGCGCCCGCGATCGCGCCGCGGAAGATCGGCCCGCTCACGGAGCCGGGCTCCTGAACCACAGTCCCGTCGCCGGGAGGGGGGCGTTCCACGCGAGGACGCGCTCCGCGAGAAGGTCTCCGGCCGACGACGTCGACACGGACCCATCGGTGTTCAAGAGAACGGCGGACTTCGCCGCCGGCGTCGTCGGCTTGTTCAGCTTCGACGTCGACAGGCCGTCGAGCGCAGCAGAGAGTCCCGTCACCTGATTGATGGACACCGTCACGCCGCCGACCGTGTCGACGACGAACTTTCGGTTCGCGGCGTGCGAGTCGGACGTCGGCGTCGGAGTGAGCACCTGGCCGAAACCGTCTCGCTGGACGACGGCGGATGCCACAGCGTTCGCTCCGTAGGCAACTTCCACGGGTACGCCTGTTGCACTGGTTCCGGCGAGACGGCCCGTGCCGACGAGCTTCGCGATCTTCCCGTCGAGGCCCGCCTGCAGCGTACCTGCGGAGACGTACTCGACCCACGTGTTCCACCCAGCATCCGTGGGCGTCGGCGTCCGGAGGAAGAACCGGCCAGTCGCGCGTTCCACAATCGTTTGATAGCTCCGGTTCACCCCATACCGGATCGTCTCGACCACGGCGAACTTCACCGGCCACGTCGCATCGTCACCGACCTCCATCACGGAGATGCCCGTCGGGTACGTCGTCGGAAGGTCAGTCGCCGGACGCGCCGTCACCGTCCCGCCGAGCGCTTGAAGTTGGCGACGCGTCACGAGTGCGTCGTCAGACGTAGCGTCGGCGGCGACCGCCTGCCCGTTCGATGTCCTCTGCATGAGCGAGTCGTTCGACGCGGTCTTGCCGTAGCCGAGGAGAGTCTGCGCGCCAGCTCCCGACGTGCCGTAGACGCGCGACGCCGTCGTTGTCTCGTTGACCTTCCCGTTCAGGGTGTCGACGAGACCGGCGATGTCACCCGTCTCGAGAGGGTTCGCCGTGAAGTACTCGACGACAGCGTCGGCGACGTCCTGAGGGTCGACCGTGCCGCCGCCGGCGGGGAGCTCGGCGATGACGCGTTCGAGCGCGCTGAGGGCCGTCCACCACGCCGGGAGGGGAGTTCCCGCAGCGACCGGGACGAGCGTCGCGAGGTCCACAGCGGGGTTCGCGGCGCTCTCGCCGGCGTTCAGGGGGACGTTGAAGGTGAAAG